AGATCTATCACGCTCATCTTATGTGGACTTACTATAATTGCATCTGCATAACCATATAAGTTTTCTGATATTTCCTGACACCTTACTTTTTGTTCTACAAGCAATCTGCCATTTAATCTTTTAGCTCTCTCTTGTACATAATCTACATAAATCTTTGCACAATCGATCATGTCTTGATCAACCACAATTTCAAAATCTTCTACATATTCTTTTTTGCCTAACCAGTAATCTTCTAAAGTAACATCAACAAGAAATCCTTTAAGAAGTTGCTCAGTCATATTATGTATTAATGTTCCGACTGCCGCTGGCAAACCAACCTGATAATCTACCTTTGCTGCAAGCGTAGGCATACCTGGACAATTTGTCCATTTCTCGGCAGCTGACGGACTAAGTAGTGCGTGTTTCATGTGATACCTTTGCTTCCTCTTCTGCTTTTATAATCTCTACGATGTCGTATACGATTTTGCCGTTAAGGTTTAAATAGTCTGGTCCTATTTTTTTATTTCTCCAGCCCTCGATTGTTCTTGGAGATCTTCTCCACCTTTCGGCTAGCTGCTTGGTATCTAAAAAAGTCCTTTCTTCGCTCATTAAATCTCCCTTTTTGTTTTGATTTATTGTAATATATATGTAAATGTACTCGAATACAACAGTTAAAACACAAAAAAGGAGATAATTATGTCAATAGACGATATAACAAAAGAAGAATGGGATAAGGTAAGGGATATAAAACCAGATATGGTCAATAAGCCAGTGCATTACCAAGGAATCGTGGAATGTATAACTTTAATTAAAGATAGGCTGGGTTCAAAAGGATATGCTGCCTATTTAGAGGGTAACATTTGGAAGTATTTGTATAGACATAAGGATAAAGAAGAAAATATCCAAGATTTAAAAAAGTGCCAGTGGTATTTGAATGAATTAATTAAACATTACGAGGAGTTATAAAAACTCCAGGAGATAATATGAATCTATATGAGTTTGATGATCGTATCTTAAAAGAAAGAAATGGTAGGAAACCTGTATATATTAACAAGCATCTTGCTAAAAAGTTTATGGACTTTTGTGATAGTGAGCAGAAAGAACCAGCTAAAGTGGTTGAGTATCTAATATCTTTAGGTATGAACTCTGTGAAGCATTACGATAATCCTAAAGTGTCTGTCGACATCGAAGCTCTTTAAATAGATTTTTGGTATTTTCCAGCGAGTCCATCGCTTGTAACTTTTTGTCTGTAATAGTCATCTGCTTCTTGCCATTTGGAAAAGTAAACAAAACCTTTTGCGGATCTAAAGCAACTAAAGCATAAACATCTAATGCTTTGTCCTCGTAGTATCTGTCTTTGGTAAATGCACCACGCCTAAAATCAAACTGCCATGACACTCTATGTGTTTGTATTTTAGATTGTGTTTTAACCTGGCACTTGTATAGCGTATGGTCAACATCAAAGATGATGTCTGCCTCCGCGCTATGTGGAACAATCATTACAGTATCAGCGTATAAAGAAAGTAGCGAGGCTACTAGGTATTCTCCAGATCGGCCAACTCTTTCAGATTGGCGTGGCATAGTTTTATTGCGTTAAGGGATTCAAAAATTCAGTAGTTGCTAAAGGAGCTACTCTTTGTGCCGCTTGTGATCCTGTGCTTAATGATTCTAATAATAATCTTTGTGTTAAAGGACTTTGGTAACTACCAAGAGTTAGAGCTGAAATTCCAGCAGATAGAGGATCTACTGCACCAAGACCACCAAGTGCGGCTGAAGATGTTAAAAACCTAGGTATTGTTCCTGATTCTGGTATCTCTCTACCAAGAACATCTTCACCAAGTCTTCCAATATCTTGTAGCCTTCCTTCACCAGTAAAGCTTTTTCTTTTTGCAGATGTTGGATCCAATGCTCTGGACTGTCTTAATAGTTGTTTTGGTGTAAACACAGAATCACCAGCTGCAACTGTGCCAGCTTTTGATATTGTTAATAAATCAGCATAAGCATTTTTTGCATTTTTATAATTTTTTACTATTGATTGCGGATTATTTTTTATTAAATGGTCTGAAAAAACACTATAGATATCAGAATATACATCACCTATCTCTCTTTGTGCTGCATCTGTGCTTGTAGAATAATTCCTAGCTTGTTTGTTTAAGTATGAATCTGCTTTTTGTAAATCTTTACCAGCTAATTGACCACTAACGGTTTTTCTTTTACTTTTTTCAAAGATCATTTTATTTAGTTTATTGTTTATGGTCTTTTTTTCTGCTGTTGATAATGGACTGTCTATTAAAACATTAAAGATATTTTGTTGTAACTCTGGAATATTTTTTACCTTTAGAGTAGAAACTGTTTGGTTTAATCTATCTAATATAGTTTTTTGAAAAATCTTTGGTGCATCATCTATGTTTATATTTTTAGGCATTTGATAACCAATTTTATCTAAAGCTCTGTTATAAACAGCCATGTTAAAAGTTTCTTTTGATTTTTGTAATGCCTCACCAGTTCCTAACATTGGTATAGATGTAGCTGTTTCCTCTAATCTTTGAATACCCTTTCCTATTACACTACCTTCTGCACCGCCCATAGCCTGACCTGGAGTAAGCTCAACACCTTCATCCATTAATTGTTTTGCTTGTGGAGTTTTTGTTGGTAATACTTTTTGTAAAACAGGACCAGCTACACCAGACAACCCTGCACTTACTGCACCTGATTTTAGCCTTTCTTCAACTGGACCTTCTCCCATTCCTACGCCATAAACTCCGCCAGTCAAAGCACTTCTTCCTGCTGTACTTAAAGCTGATCTTCCAACTCCTGCAAAGCCAGTAAAAACACCTCCTCCTAGTTCAGAGGCAAGAGCTAATCCTGGTTTTTCTTTTCTAAACAATTCAATTTCTGCACGGATTTCTTCAACTATATCCTCATAATCTTTGTCGCTAGCTAATGATCTTGTAAAAGCTTCAACCTCATCACCAAAACCAAAAGCTAGACCTTGTCCTAGTGCAGATCTTACAATATCTTTGAAACCACCTATTTTAGATCTATCTACGACAGATTTATTTGGTGTATATTTTTTTCCTTTATAGTTTGCCATTATTCAAAATCCGCTATTCTAAAGACTGTTAGTTTTGGAACTGTGCTTGTCATATCAATATAAGCCTCGCCATTTCTAATCAATCCTTTGTCATAAAGTTCGCCAATGTCTTGGCTTTGTAGGTTAATTTGTTTAAATAGTGGAGGCATTAAATTATTGTCTGCTAAATATTGCTCAAAACCAACCGTATTGCCTTTATTTTTTAGGAAATATTTTTCTTTAAGTTTTAATAATTCTTGTTCTCTTTTTGCTTGCTGAATCATAGTTGCAACTAAGAGTTCATTTTGTTCTTTTGTATTTCCAAGTCCTATGGTTGATGATGCAAATAAATTAGCTTCAAAGTCTGAAGTTGCACCAGATCCAGGAGGCCTCATTCTAGGTACTGTATAGTTGCTTAAAGCTCTAAATAGCTCTTGTTCACTTACTTCTGTTTGGTCTTGACCTGTTAAATCATTGTAAAGTTTCTTTATCGGTAAAAATTTTTCTGTTAATGGACCTGTTACAAAGTCTGGATCTTGTAATAATATTTGCGCTGTTTGCAGTCTTGGTATCAGCTCTCTGCTTGTTGTTGCAATTTTTCTAGACTCTGTAATATCTGTTTCTCCAAGTTTAGCTAGAGATTTAACATATTCCTCTTCTTCTTTTCCTAGTTGTACAACAGTTCCTCCAGCTTTTTGTTTGTTTACCATATATGTTTTATAACCAGCACCAGAAGGTAATTCACCAGGTGCCAACGTCAATAAATATTCTTGGTAGGATGCTGGAGTTTTTGGTATTTTTGGAGCAAACGCACTTGGATCTAAGCCAGCTTTTAATAGTTTTATTTGTTGAGCATATCTTGGATCTTTACCAAGTTCTTCTAACAACCTACCTTGTTTTGCTTGTTGTTCTTGTTGTTCAGCCAACTGCAATCTTCTAGGATCTCCAGATAATATAGCAGAAGATTTACCTAAACTTCTTTCTAAAGCAGATAAACCAGCTTGCCTTCGCCTTGCGGCTTCTTCTAGAGATACTTGTTGCATAGGATCGTAGCCTCCAATTCTTGTAAGACCTCTGCCGACTCCTTGACCTATTCCTTTAAAAAAATCTCCTATTGCCATATCTTTATCCTATTGGGTAGCCACCTGTACCTGGTAAGGTTGCAGGCATATTAATTTGTGGAGGTGTTTGCACTTGCTGTGGATTAAATAAAGGACTTAATGTATTTAAAAAATTAACACCAGCCTGCGCTTTTTGGTAACTTCCTGGAGTTGTTGTAGATGTTTCGGTTACACCAGGCCTCATGCCAAATACCGCACCTTGTAGTAAACCTAACTGCTGTGGTCCATAACCAAGCGCTCTTTGGAACTCGCCTCTTTGTGCATCGATTGCTCTTTGTTGTAATGCTTGCTGTTGCGCACCTGCGCCCCCAAGCAATCCTAATTGTTGAACTTGCTGTCCTTGTAATCCACCTAGCAAGCCTGCTCTCTGCGCACGCGCTTGCATTTCTAATGATGGCTGCGCTAGTGCTGCTCTGCCAGCTATATCTAAACCACCCATCTGTCTTTGTTGTTGCATTTGTGCTTGTTGTAACCTTCTTTGCTGTCCTAGCTCCGCACCAAAAATACCAGCTTGTTGACCAAGTTGTGCCTGTTGTATGGCTCTTTGAGCTGCAATATCCTGACCTGCAAGACCTGCTTGTTGACCAAGTTGAGCTTGTTGTATAGCTCTTTGTTGTTGTTGTTCTGTACCCATTAATCCAGCTTGCTGTTGTAATTGTGCTTGTTGTAATGCTCTTTGTTGTTCTTGACCAGCACCAAATACGCCTAGTTGTTGTTGTCTTGCTAGGTCACGTTCCGCTGCTGCTTGCGCTTGCTCAAAACCAGACTGTCTTAAACCAGCAGCTGTTTTAGCCATTTGTTCTGCATAAGGTCTTTGTGATTCAGATTCTATTAATGCAGATCTTGAACCCCCAAAAGCTCCTGCTCTAATTGCTCTGTCTTGCGCACTACCACGCGCTATATCAGCTTGTCGCTGTATATCTCCCATTGCAAGGTCTATAACCTGTTGCTGATATGGTGATTGATAAGCGCCTATATCTTGGCTCAACAGACCTCTAAATTGTGGAGTAGATACCTGACCAATTTGCGCAGCTTTTGGACCTGATACAGGACCTATCTGTGCGCCACCAAAAGTAGGTGTGGCTTGTATTTGCGCTGCGCCTGGAGCTTGAGTAGCTTCTATAGTTGGTGCTGCAAAACCAGTAACAGGTTGTATAGTAGGCTTGAACTGTTCTTGCGCCATACCTTGTAAGGCCTTGGTTGGGTCATAACCCATACCTGATTCAAATAGTCCTCTGGTAGCTTGAAACTGTCGCAGTTGATCTGGATTAAATCCAGCAACCATTGGTCCTGTATAGGGTAAAAAAGGCTGTTGTGCCACGCCTTTAGCTCTACCATAAATATCTTCGTATCTTGCTTGTGTTTGCGGATCTATTTCTGCGGAGCTTGTTTGTTTTGGCATTTTTGGGTCAAAAGCCTGTTTAGCCGCAGCTCCTGCTCCTACTACTGTTGCTACTGTCATTGGGTCTGCCATATTCTTATCCTATAAATCTTTACTTACTACATAATCTGGTTTAAATCCCAGATGTTTAATTTTTCTAAGCCATCCTTTACGACCGCTACCTGTTATCTTATTTATGCCAACTTCTCTTGCATAATTTTCAATGTATTTAAACATTTCTTCTAGCTCTTCGTATTTGCCACCAACACAAAGTATGTGCATAATTTTTTTCTTAGAAAAAAAAGCAAATTCAGTTACTATGGCTGATTCTTTACCTGGCCATAATAAAGCTATTCCATTTCTTATTTTATCCTCTACATCATCAATTGTATAGGAATCTTGATGTTTTACAGCCTTTGCTATATAAGGCTTACACCTTTCCCATTCAACTTCCCAAGGTTCTTGTACAACCTCTGGGTGTAATTCAACTACTGTATTAGTCGCCTTTTCCATACTCAACAATACTTGCATAAACAGTTAAATTACCAGCACGATCTGCTTGTATCTTCACAACATCGCCTTGATGTAAGAACATACTTCTGGTTAAAAGCTCCTCTGTATCATAAGCAGCAATATTATATTCTTTAAATATAGTGTAAGTAGTACCTGCATTATCTACTGTAAAGGTAATCTTAGTTTGCTGATTATCATGGTCACATACCAAGATAGATTCAATTACAGCACAAGTAAAATCATCGCCACTTGGAGCTGTGTAAAATGTTGTTAAGTCTGTAGTTGTAAGTATGCTATGTGCTACTTCTATTCGTTGTATATATTGTCTTTGTGAGGATAGATCCATTATCTTCTACCTCTTTGTCTTAAGTTTAGTCTTATATTACCAACTTGGAAATCTTGTGTTGTGCTACCTGTTACAGTCATCTGTACTTGTCTTGCTGTAAATCTAGCATCAGTATATCCATCATTTTCAAAGGTAAAACTACCAAAGTCTGTCTCGCTACCTAATGGGGTAAACTTACCTTTAAAACTTATTGTTACACCTGGTAATGTGTTTGCTTCTTCATCTGGAA